TCGACGTTGCCGAGGCCAACATCGGACCTTGACAAGGTCACGGCACCTGTGCGTCCGGCCACGCTCTGGACCGGAGCAGCGGCACTGGCACGGGAATCCGTGTAGTACTTGTTGACGCTGCCTTCCGGAACGGCATCAGTGGATCCAGGCGAGGCGCTGATTTCCACATAAACGCTACCGCTCCAGCGGTAGGTCTTGTTGCTGTCTAGAGCGACATATATCTTGGATACCTCGCCAGTTGCTGGGAATCCAGCAAGATTCGCATATTCCACAACATCGTCGACGAAACTCGGGAGCTGGCTGGCGGGCACAAGGCCGTTCACCAGGTTTGCGTAGTCGCCTGCGGCTTGCTTTCCGTCCAACGCACCCTGGAGTCCGCTGACATCGGCAATCGCGTGGCCGTGTCCAACATCGGACTTGAGGTCAAGGGCAGCCTGCTGTGCGGTGCTGACCGGCTTGTTGGCATCGCTCGTGTTGTTGACATTTCCAAGACCAAGGTTTGCCCTTGCGTCGGCAGCCGTCTTGGCGCCTGTTCCGCCGAATTCCACTTCTATTGTCTGGGCATTCCACTTACCGTCCTTGTTGACAACTACATTTGGTTTTTCGACATAAGCCTTGTTGGCTCCGCCGGCGAGCGAGCCGACGGTTTCAGGCTTGAGGTCCTTATCTTGTGATGACATGCTTCTCCTTTGTGGTGTTTACAACTACACAGTTTATCTAGGACTGTGTTTTACAAACCTAATTTTTTAAGGAGAAAAGCTTTACCGCACGCATCGTTGAGAGCAAATTTCAATCGACATCATGCGACTTTCACGAGATATCCCGATATGATGCCGTATCCCAAGTGGGACTCGGCCGAACTGCCGGATGTTATTCCGAATGTAACATTTTTTCCTTCTGTGACGGCGTTCTGCGGGCTCTCTATTATGTGCCTGAATCCTAGTTCATTGCTCATGGTCTTGTTCGGCCCGTAGAACGCAGACAGTTCCGTGTCGTATCCGAATCTGACCGAGGGTGCTTCGGATGGGTTTGTTATTTCAGTAGTGAGTATCTCCATCAAGTCTATCAAAAATAGATATCCAATTGGAACGCTAAACATCTGCACTGATTCTTCGGACTTGAAGTTCATCAAGGAAGATCTCACGGACATTTTCGATGTGGAGTAGGACCCGCCCAGCAGAATGAACCCAGTATTGAATTGGCCGCTCACGGATATCGAGCCGCCGGTTATATTCACATCGTCGAAGTCCTGAGTGCTGATCGACCCCAGACCCAAATTCAACCTGGCGCCCCCCGCGTCGGCCGCCCCAGTGCCACCCTTCTCCACAGGCACGATCGGCAGGTCGTCGATTGATGTCCTCAACCTTACTTCGGGACACCATCTTTCGGGTATGGTGTTGCCTATGATTTGAAGCGTCTCGAATTCGTACTGCCCATAGGACTCGGTGGTGTTTAGTGCCGATAGATTCTTTCTTGACCTGATGTTTGCTAGATTATTTTTTGCGAGTTCAAGTTTTTTTATTATTTTTTCCATGAGATATCCGTAAATTTACCCTTGTGTGTTTATGAACGATCAGATGTTGCAAAAATCCACGGACTGCCTTTAATGGTCCATCGCGGATATATACCTCCATGGACGACAAATTAATCCAGGACACCCAGCACTGGCAGGGCCTGAAGCCCCCGCTCGCCCCGAACGAGGAGGAGGTCGGCATCTACGAGGAAATGTGCAGGGAGTACGGACCCGTCGTCATGCTTGGCATGACCAAGGAACTTGTGCGCGTGTGCGAGTACATGGTCGACCTCAACCCGATACCGCAGCCCAAGCCCGTCCTGAAGTCGGACTGGTCCGATTTCACGGGGCTCGCGGGGACGATAGTGGGGGACGGCGTCCTTAACCTGGCCGGGATGGGCCTTGTCCGCACGCTATCCGACAGGTGCGACCGGCTCGTCTGCAGGGTGTTCCTCAAGAGGTTCGACGGCATGAAGTATGCGACGCACTTCCCCGCCTCGTTCTCAGGGGCCAGACGGGTCATTGCCACCCAGCCCGACGTTGCGATTGTCGTGTGGGACAACTGAACGCCTCCGCCGCACAGGCCGAGGTTGACAGAACTATGTGCCGATACAAAAAAGGGGCGCGGAGCCTTAGTGTCGGCTCCGAGCCCCTTGGTTCACAAAACAAATATCAGAGGGTGCTGCCACTTATGCTCGAGGCGGTCGGGTGGCCTTCAGTGACATTGTTTTGGGATATCACTGGATCACCGGAAGCGAAATAGGCATTTCCGATGGATATGCCACTAGCACTGGGCACCTCGAAGGTGGTATCGTTGTAGGTCTCGCCGTCGGCGAGTCTGTGGAGTTGCTTGCGGTTTGAGCCGTTTATCACGAGGACGGCGTCCATCGTTCTCTGGTTCGAGAGGCCTCCGCTGACCGACGTGTCAAGGTTGCCCTCCGAGACCTGGTTGACTAGGTTGGGGGTGAGATCAACTGTGTATATTGCCATGTTTTCTCCTTTGAAGGGGACTATGATTGTATATATCAAGGAATCCACACAAACATGCACCATACGGAAAAAGAATTGAGCATCGCCCGCAGGTACCGCCATGGCGAATGCAACGACGTGCAGCTCAACTATTTGATATCCACCGAGAGACTGGACAGGTGTAGAATGGAAAAACTCATAGCCACGATGGAGAACATGGATCCTTTTGTGGCTTTTGCCAAGGTGTTGCTGATCTACATCATGATCCACTTCGCTGCCTGCGTGGTGTACTCTCTGGCCATGTTCGTAAAATGAAACTGCATGTCTTCTACTCGGCTGAACACGCGGAGATCTTCAGGAGGTACTTCCTCGGCACCCTCAAGAAGGGCCCATCGGACATGGATGTGATTGAGCACCACTATGTCCCCATGTCCCCCGGCAACGGCGACTTCATGAGCGACTCGTTCCTGGAGGTCATAAGGGCCAAGCTCGGGGAGGTTTGCCGTTCCATAGCCGAGTCTTACGGATCGATCATAGTCTGGAGCGACGTGGACATACAGTTCTTCGCCCCGGCGGCGGCCATAAAGGACGAGATCGCAAGACAGATCGAGGACAAAGACATAGTGTTCCAGGACGAGGGCGACGGAACCTGCAATTCGGGCTTCATGGCGATCAGGTGCTCCCCCCGGACCCTAGCCCTCTTCTCGTATGTCAGTTGCCTCTGCGAGTCCTACGGCCTGAACGAACAGCCCGTCCTTGCGGGCGTTCTCCTAGAGGGTAGTTTCCCGGCCACCGTGGGAATCAAATGGGGCCTCCTAGACCGAAGATTCTGGGCCACCTCCCAAGGACAGCCCAGCCCAAACATTCTCATCCACCATGCAAACTGCACGCCACCGATGGAAGGTCTCACCTCCATCGAGATCAAAAAAATGCACATGGACGAGGTCAGGAGCCAGTTCGAACTGTATCTGGCCGGTCTTTCGGGCTAGTCAGCCTTCCCAGCACGGCCTCGATCTCCCTGCCGCTGTTGTCCAGGAGGGCCTTCAGGCCGAAGTGCATCGGGGAGGGCCAATCCCCGTACTCCACCCATTCGTACCCCTGCGTCTCCCAGTTGAGATTCGGCTTGAACTCGTGAGGCACCACGGCGAGGAAGTTGTGGTAACGGAAATCGCCCTTGCTGAACACGTACAGGGGTACCATCTGCAGGACGGAGGTCGCCCCCGCCTCCTCCTCTACCTCCCTTCTCGCGGCCTCCGCGGGGTTCTCGTCCCCGTCCATGGCTCCGCCCCACACGCCCCATGTGCCAGGCTGCTCGACCCTCATCGACCTATGGGGGAGCAGGATCCTCCTGGAGTCGGCCGCGACCATTATCGCCCCGGCCCCCGCACGCCCCCAGAATCCCGTGTCGCGCAGGGCGGCCGCGTGCTCCGTATCGTTCTCAAAAATCCACTCAAGGAAGGTCATCATAAAGCGTATATAGGACATGCTTTTCAAAGAATGGTTGCTCCTCCAGGAGTCGATAATAGTGAACACGGGGCAGCATGAAATCCCCCTCGGCAAGTCGAACGAGGCCTCCAAGGTCGTCGAGTTCTCGTACGCGACTGACTCGCACTACTCGTCCTTCGAGATTTGGCCGTTCTCGGAGGACAGGAAGGGATATGTCTTCACGGGCAACGCGACGGTGATCGGCATAATCAAGAACACGCCCATATTCGCCGACAACGGAGCCGACAGGGCGTTCATACAGGCCCTGACGGCGTCCCTCAACGCCTCGGGCTACAAAGCCCTCCCGTACAGGGAGGGAGACAGCATGTGGATGGGCGTCTTCAAGGGCGCTGGCGCGGACGACGACGATCTCCTCGGGTCCATGAAGGGAGAGAAGGACCCGGACACGGCGACCACCCCTAAGATGGGGGATAAGGCACCGGCGGACAGGAAGCTGACCTCGGGCATCAGCGTCAGCAGGGCCAGCGGCTCGTGGGCCTATTTCATAAGAATCAACTCCGGCGACGCGGGCTCCTACATCGGAGCCATCGAGAGGCTCATGAAGGCCGCCATAAAGCCCCTCGTCGACAACAACCTCGTGGACTACTACCGCATCGTCAGGGGCAGGAACTACAAGGCGGAGGAATCGGTTTGGTCGGAGAAGGGCAAGAGGGAGAAGGACGAGTCACGAGGCGCCGCCGACAAGTCGGCCGCCTACATGAAGTTCCTTGCGGAAAGGATGCTGGCGAACCACCCGAAGGCCAAGGAGGTCGTCCTAGGACACTTCCGCCACTCATGGAACAAGGATGTGAAGCCTTCGAACGAAAAAGTCCCGATGGACGATCTGAAGGCTTACATCCGCGACAGCCACGGGGAGAGCCCGTTCCTCTACTTCTTCCTCGACACCATACAGGGGAACAACCAAAGCATGTACGAGGCTCTGGAAGACGCCGCAAACACTCCAAACTACAACGACGCGATATCGATCTACAAGGAGATCGACGGCGACGAGTACGACTACATGATCGAGGAGCCGCGACTCTGGATGACCCAGGCCCTCAAGATTTTCTCCCTTTCGGACTTCCTCCACAAGAACTCCAGATCGCACTTCGAGAAGTTCAAGAGCGAGTACGAGGAGGCGCTCAACCGATGGCTGAAATCCGGCCCGACGATCAGGCCCATGGAACTCAAGCCCCTCAAGGACCTATCCGACCACATTGAGGTACACGACAAGGATCGAATAAGCGACTCCCACGACAAGCGCGAAAAGGCAAACAAAGAATTCATCAAAAGACAGGAAGATGAATACAGGAAGGCCGACGAGAAGCTCATCAAGATGAAGCAGGTCATAGCGCTGGGCCAATTCAAGTACCTGATGCTGGGCAAGGACTCGTCATGGAAGGACATATCGCACAACTACATCAACGGATACGACGAGGTGGACGTGGGACTGCTGGCCCTTGAAGAGGAGCTCGTCGACAGGGAGTCGATCATGCATTCCGCGCACGAGAAGGCCAGCGAGGACGCCTGGGCCGACGCGGAGGATAAGAAGTCCGAGACATACGGCCAGGACAAGGACGAGGTAGAAGACGACATAGACTACGAGTGGGACGACTACATGGACGAAAGGGAGTTCGACGAGGGAGAGTTCGACGGCCTCTCCGAGGACCAGAAGAAGGCCAAGATCAAGGAGGACTACCTGGACGACTTCGTCGGATGGAAAAAGGAGCAGCTCCAGAAAAAGGAAGAGGAAGAGAGCTGGAAGTACGAGCCGGAGGCCGACGAATCCGACATCAGGAAGTACGAGGGGGAGTTCGCCGAGGAGCAGGCCTACGAGGACGGACTCGTCTGGATGCGATGGGTGGACGACGAAAGCCGAGACATAGAGGTCTTCGCACACCACAAGCACTACGAAAAGGCCAGGGAGATGGTCAGGAAGAACATAGCCGATGGCATGGTACTAAAGGACAAGTACGACGAGCCACTGATCCGCAAAGACCAGAGGGTCGAGTTCGAGCTCGTGGGCGAAGGAGATTCCTCCAAGGAGACATCCATGAGGGCCAGAGAGGTCTAATGCTCGGTCAGGAGGATCGTCTTGACATCCTTCCGGTACAGAGCGTCGTCCCCGTCGCCGGGCGTCACTAGCACATGCCACTTGGGTTCCGCACCCTCGGGCGTCCTCATCATCTCGCCGTAGGTCAGTATGTCCGGCTCCGCTAGGCCGAAGTGCTTAGCGACTATGCCCTTGAGCTTCCTCTTGTCGTCTATCTTCTTGACATCCAGCCCCGCGAAGAGCTCTTTAGGAACCCATTTGGATGCCTTGCTCATGCCTTTCACCTTGTCCGCCTCCCTGCGTAGCCCCCCCGTAGAGAAGGCCAAGTTCTGCCCAAGCCCCGCGTCGTTGGCCGCATCGGCGACTTTAGTGTACGCGCCGTGGTCTATGTTGTACCCCTCTTCATGGAGCTTCGTCATGACCCTGTGTGCCATGGTCCTGTATCTCTCCGAGAAAAAGTCGCCCGAGTCATTCCAACGGAAAAGCACCTTTGACTCGTACCCCGCTTTGGCCTCGTGCAATTCGCACTTCTCCTTGAGCTCCTCATACAGCATTCTTTCGTAATCGTCGGGAAAATTCAGCATGTAGTTGAGCCTCTTAGTCATGCTGTCGTACGATTCGGAGAACCTGATGTAGTTGTTCTTCCTTGCATAGCAGATGAGGACGCAATCCCCGGCCCCTGGGCATGTGTTTATGACATAGAATTTACCGCCCTTGATGTCGTAAACTATGCCTCTAAATGCCGGAATCCCCGTCTTGTAGACGAATTCGTTGGGCATTCCGCTCTTTAGCATCTTGTCGGTTTGGTTCACGACATTGTTCGGCTTCTCGGTGATCCTCTTGATGAAGTCTTCAACATCAAGGTCGCCGTCCTTGAAGAGATCGGACGAGGCGTGGATGAACGGCATGGAGGATGGGAACTTCTCCCTGTCCTTGGTCTTCTTGCCGAAGTTGGCCCTGACGGAGTTCAGATATTCAACCAGTTTGTCCATGTTGAGGCATGTTTTGTTGACATCCGAGAAGTCGCTGTCCCAGTCTACCTCGTTGTAAAGCCATTCTTTGAATTCCATGGAAATATGTATTGACTTGTCATTAGAAAACCATAGTAATTATTAGAGTTTCTACTGGCCTTCAAGACCTCGTACGTCCGTACAAGCGAACTGGAGCGAAATGAAAACGGGCTCCGGCTTTGACGCCGGAGCCCGTTTGTTTTCGTACTCAAAATCAAGACGCAAGCGGATTTCCGACAGGTATCGCCTGCTCCGTTATCGTAGGATTGTCGTTGTCGCCGAAGGTCGGATGGCCGTTCGGGTTGTTGGTCGCTTCGGGAGATGCCGGGGCGTCGTCCCAGCTTTCTCCGTCCTTGACCAATACAATCTTTCTGTTGCCATTTGAATCAACCAACTCATAATATCCATCCCTTTGAATGGACACTCTTTGGCCTTCCACCATGACAATCGCCGTGTCCAACGAACCCTCGCCGACCAGCTTCACAGGCGTGGGAGAAAGATCATAAACTCCATTGTTGGCCGCAGAATAACTCTGAACACCCGACATGCCACCGGTTACCTCCAAGAACTTGACAACAATCGCCTCTGCATCTTCGTAAGAAATATAATCGCTTGTTTGTCTTGCAACAACAAGATAAGCGATTGATTTTCTGCCTGTCAATCCTCTGATGCAATTATCGTCATGATCATCGCCATCTTCATTGATCACTTGAGTCAACCCGTCCGACCCCCCAGGAACTATTATCATGTGGTTTACAGATGGAGAATTACCCTCTCCTCCACTGCCTTCTCTGCTGACTTTGACAAACACCGTGTATGTTGCACCTTCGTTAACAACAAGCATTGTTGATTCATTTTCGGTGTCGCTACCCGAACCTAGATCACCGCCGATTGAAAATTCTTCGATGTCAATATCATTGGCGACCATTACATACATTCCGGGATAATAATTAGTGAAGTAGCTACTATTGACACCAAAATAACCAGCGCCCGACACTACCTGACCGTCCATAGCAGGTTCGTAAACGGGCGATCCCTCATCTTCCAAATCGCTTTCATCAACAGCAGCAGAATGAGTATTTGGGACGCTTAAAAGTTCCTCGACATTATCGCCAGATATGTCTTCGAAAAGTTGAGTCAAATTTGTGTTGATGAAGTTTGCATCATCATACATGTCATTATAACCATCGTTTATGCCAAAACTAACGTATCTGAACAATCTTTCCGAGTCTAGTGATCCTGTTGAACTTAACTTGGCAAAACCATAAAGTGCTTTTCCACCGTAATTGCCCAAGCCTCCAACACAAATAATTTTATTGTTGTCTAAAAGTATATCCTGAACTCTTTGTCCTTCGTATGGGCCATCGTCACCAAAACCATACCCGGTAACAAAGGTAGAGTCTTTGGTTCCGTCCGAATTTAGTCTGATAATGTGTCCTTGTCTGTTGCCGTCATATTGATCGAACCAGCCGCCAACGACTATTTTACCATCCGACTGAATTGCCAAGCATTGAACCACGCCGTCTGTATAATTTAATCCGTCTCCTTCTGTCCCGAAACTAGAGTCCAAGGTTCCATCGTCATTCAATCTGACAATCCCACGACTACAAGGCGAACCATTGTACTCATTAAACCATCCTCCAACAACCACTTTGTTATTGGAGTCTACTTCAATACTAGAAACTCTGTTGTTAAACCCTGTGCCGACATCAAAGGTCTCGTCCGTAGTACCGTCGCTGTTTAGTCTGATTATCTTGTTGCCAAAATTCCCACCGACATAAATCTTGCCAGACGACAAAACATTAATTGCGAAAACATGATCAAGTTGGCCTAAAACAACAGTCTCAGAAAAAGATGTGTTCAAAGACCCGTCAGAGTTCAACTTAACCAATCTGCTTACAGGTGTGTCGCTGTAAGCATCAAATTGCCCGCCCACCAGGAAACTTCCATCGGAAAGAAGTTTCAACACAAAGGCATGATTATTAAACCCAATACTTGAAATGCCCAATAGCACGGAATTAAAAGTAGAGTCCAACGATCCATCTGAATTTAGTCTTGCAATTTTACCTACCGATGTTCCATCGATGGTTGTAAAATGCCCAACAATAACCAACTTACCATCAGACTGTTCCACCGCGTCTCTAACGAAACCACCGCTGCCGTCTGAAAAGATAGGAGCGGTAAAAGTCTCGTCTAAAGTAAAATCACTGTTGTATCTGCGAACATTTCTGGCGACAAGTTCGGAATCTTCGGAATCGTTACTTGCGCCGTCAATACCCACCCACAGATATTTGCCGCCACTTAATGCGATGAATCTACTTCCAAGCGGAGAATTGCCGGGAACATATGCTTCGTATTCATTTTTCGCAACGTCAAAATCGTCCACGAAAACTCTCTTGTCCGGAATAAGATCGGTCACTTCTTCGTAACCTGCGTTGAGATTGGACAAAATGTCATTTATATCGGCCATTCGTACCTCCTTGTAATAAGCCTTGTACAATTATTTATGACTCGACAGCGTTATTTCTTGAGTCACGTAACAATCAATTCTTCCATAATCACCTAGGAAGCATACGAAGCGTCTTTTCGTAATCTTGGTCATTTTGCCACTCTTCACGCCACGCATTAAATAGGGCGTCATATGTATGTTGAACCCTTATTGAATGTATCGCGGCAATATCTACAGGGTTGAATTTCTTATCATTGACTTGAAAATCAACGATGCGCCCCGATCCCCCTTCGTAGTCTTCGTCGTTCTCGTATCTATCCGCATCCACCATTCCTTGTACTCTTTGGGTTCTACCAGGAGCGACATAAATATCCATATCAACAAACTTTCCATAAAGAACCTGGAATTCTTCTTGATCCCAAGGAAGCCCGGCCTTATCCAAGGCTTGTTCTATCACCTTGAAGGCCGCCTTTTCTTGATCATCGTACGATGAGCTAACTAAAGGCCCTTTAGCTAGATCCCCAGAACCCTCCAGAATAATCAACATCTCGTAAAAACTCTTCATATCATCTCCTTGGTGCTCAAATAATTTCTTCATGCCTATCTAGCCATTTTCAAGGCGTTTTTCTTGAAGTCAAAACGCGATTAACTCTCCGCCTTCAACTTTGCCAAATTATAGGCGATCCCTACAAGATTGTCCCAATTCTTCTCAATGTACTCGGGAGGACCACCAATCTGCGCAACAACGTCGGCCGCCTTTTCCGTCGGAACCATTTCGATCGCATCCCAAGGACAAACTTTTAATTCATAAGGATTGGTCTTCTTGCCGGGGATATGAACACAAACCTCGCAACCAACACACCTGTCCAAATCGATCTGGCACCAACTCTGTAGATTATGGAACTTGTCATGTTGCTGAATCTTGATAATACAATCAACAGGACAAACCTCCAAACAAGCCTCGCACCCAGTGCAATTATCTGCATTTATAATGGCTAACTCTTTTGGAAGTTTTTTTCTAGGAAGTTGTTTCATTTGATTCTTTCCGACGCGAAAGTTAGTCCTCGATTTCGTCGAACTCCTTCATAGCGGCCGCGAACTCCTCCAGCCTGGAAGTGGCCTTTTCCAGAGCATGGTAGTACTTGTCCGCTTGCTCGCTGCCCAACTTCTTCGCACCCGGACCATGCCATACGTAGGCCGTTGCCCACTGGGCTGCTCTGAGTCCCTCGGTGGATATCCGGCGGAGCTCGTCCAGCTTTTTCCTCCATGTGTAGTCGCTCATGGGCCCGCCCATGTCGTTCTGGAACGCATAGGACTCCGTGAGGCCCGCCAGATAAAGTTCGTAATTGTTCGCTTTCTTCATGTCTCCTCCCACTTGATCCTATCTAGGCCTTTTCAAAGCATATTTATCGTTGGCCGAATCCCATAGGAAATCATTTAAAGCCAAGGGGCGACACTATAAAGGAAGCCACGAACTCAAAATCCAGTTATGAATTTCTCCGCTTCCTCGGCGTCATTCATAGCCATCATAGCCATAGCGCCGATCATCGGGTTTTTGTGCCTGCTGTCTCCGATCTTTTCTAGATCCGAAACCATAGAAAGCACAGCGTTCCGGATCTCTCCCTTCTTGAGGTACTCCATAGCCCTGTTCTTGGCCCACTCCAGATCCTTGTCCGCAGATTCAAAGATTCTCATCATTTCGTAAAAAGTCTTCATGCCCTATCTATGCCTTCTTATTGGCATATTTTTTGGCCCAAGGAAACCATTCAGGCGATCCATTCGACGCCGACAAATACCAGCCTTCACCCCTAAATACAGACTCGTCGGCCACCATACGGAAGAATTTTTAACAAAACCAATCCAAATGTATCTTACGCAAATAATAGATATATGTGAAGGCATCCTAATATCAAGGAGGAACAAACATGCCAGCCACAACAACGGAAGGTACAGGATCTGGTTCGGTAGATAATATCAGAAGGAAGATAGAGAACTCCGTCGTCAGGGAAGAGAACCTATTCCCGCCGGAGATACTCATGCCGGTCGGCGTGGTGCTCCCCTACGTCTCAAGCAACGCCCCGAACGGGTGGCTGAGTTGCTTGGGTCAAGAGCTTTATAGAGGAGATTATCCCGACTTGTTCGCGGTGATCGGAACCACCTACGGTGCGGGAGACGGAAGCACGACATTCAGACTGCCCAATTTGGCGGGTAGAGTGGTCGTTGGACAAGGAAGCGGAGCAGGCCTCACCTCCAGGAGCATGGGAGCCACGGGCGGAGCCGAGACCCACACCTTGACCACCGGCGAAATGCCGAGCCACTCCCACACATCCAACGCAGTAGGAGGAACCGTGGGTCTGATAACTGCGGACGGAAATAACACTGCGGTCGGCGTAGATGGATCGGCAGTAGAACCCAACTTGTACGCAGCCCCCGCAGCATTAAGCATTAATAGTGCTGGTAGCGGTTCCGCGCACAACAACATGCAGCCGTTCGCCGTACTGAACTACATCATCAGATACGGACAAAAAACCTAAGGTGAATTTGAGAAAAGCCCCCGGGGAAACTCGGGGGCTTTTTTTATTTTTGGATCTAATTTTTAGCCAATTTAAGTCCGTTCTATTTTAAAAGGAGCTTATATGACACAGACGACAGAAGGCACAGGACCAGGATCAGTTGATAGGGTAAAATCTAGAATACTCAATGGTGATGTAAAAAATTCAAATCTTGAATTAGTAACAATTATAGATGGCGGCAGCGGAGACCTTGAAAACGTAGAACTAATCAAAGCCCCCAACGGAACCTCGGAAAGCATGGACGGACTCGACCTCGTGATAAGAGGCGGAGAGGGCTATGCGACAGCAGGAGAAGAGGACGACGCCGACGGCGGCGACGTAACCATATCAGGTGGTATGCAACATGGAAATGGAGATAGTGGGGATGTGAGGATTAACGGTGGAGATAGTAGCACGGAGTTCGAAAACTCCGACGCAGGTGATGTTACCCTCCGCGGCGGCGACGGCCTCGGACCGGCGGACAGCGACGGCGGAGACGTGACGATCAGGGGCGGAGATTGTCAGGCCGAAGGAACCACAGGGGAGGCTGGCGACGTTACTCTAAGAGGTGGAAACTCCGATGGGTCATCTGGCGGAAACGTGCAGATTTTTGGTGGTGACTCGGGGTCTTCAGAAGAAGAAGAAGATGATGACAACGACGGCGGAAGCGTAACGATCAGAGGAGGCTCCGCGACCAGCAACACCGCTCGTGGAGGAAGTGTGACTATAGAAGCGGGGAGCGGTAACTACGGCCATGGCGTTGTTTATATACAGAACCTCTTCAGGATTCCCGGTTTTAATGCCTTGGCCGATCTAGAAGCCATAATCCCTGAAGGCGCAGAAGAAAATGGAATGATGTGCTATGTGAATAACTTGAATGCTTTTGTCGTAAGAGCGAACGGTGCTTGGGTCACTTTAAATACAAGCCCTATAACCTAATTTAACAAGGCGTTTTTACAATGGAACGGCCCCCGGGGAAACTCGGGGGCCGTTTTTTTTGGCCTTGACATTTAGTCTGCCCACATGATCATCATTTGATTCTTTCCACGACGGCAGGTTGTCTCACTTCGCCGTAGCGTATTTTGAATCCCTTCACAACCACACTCACATTAGATCCAGATACAAGTCTATTCCCATTGATTTCAATAACTTCGCTAGGATTCGTCACCATGAACTCATCTTCTTCTGGAAAAGCTTCCCATTTGCACTCATCTTCAAGAATCTTCAACAGACTATCTTTGATGTGAGCGTCCATCCGTCCCTCAAGAGATAAACTTCTATAGATCTGATAAAGATGTCGCCCGCGTCTGTTCTTGTCGTTTTCCTGCCTGCTCTGATTCCAATACTCCCACAGCTCATTAAGTTCCCCTTTACCCTTCCAATACTTGTTAGCAATATTTTCTATGTACTCCACGGGATTTGAAGTAGTCTTCGGCGGAGCCATCTGGGGCTGTCTGATTTGAGGAGCGGGTTCGTTATGACTTGCTGGCGCTTGTTTGGCATTGGGCCCATCAAACAACCTTTGGAAGTCGTCAACGCTCATGCCCTTCTTTGGAGGAGGGGTCGTAGCCGCCTTTGGTGTTGGCTGCTTATTCTTCCCAAACAAGTTAGAAAAGAAACCGGCCTCCCTCAATTCTAGCCATTCATTAAATGTTTTCATTGATTCATCCTCTATTGTCTCTTTTAAGGGCATCTATGCTGACTACGGCTTTCATCGTCCTTCCGCCATACTTGAAGCCTTTTACTATAACCTTCGCAGGCTCTTCAAGACTACTTATCCCCGCGTCGTTGATGTGGTATTCGCTTGAATCCCAGTCGGGCTTCTGATACGGAACGACAACTTCTTCGTCCGGAAACGCAACTGCCCCCAATTCATCCTTGAACATTTTCTCTATGATAGAAATTGCCTTGTCGATTTCCGAACCGGACAGTCCGTAGTTATCGCCCCCGTAGTTCTTAGCCCGAGATAACCACGAATAAGCCTCAAATGCCCTAGAACTATTAGATGCATTTTTCAAAGAATGATCAGACTCCGGCCTCATTCTTTGAATTGGGAGTATTTTATCTCCCACCAACCCATACAGTTGGTCGAATAGCGTTGTGCCCCCGGATTTAGGAAAATTACTAGCCGTTGATGGCTTGTTTTGTTGATTAGGTTGTGATGTTTTTGGTAGGGTAGGCTGCGATGGACTAGTCTTATTTTCTGAAGGCTTATATCCAGGAACTAATATCCTCATCGCATCATCGTGTGCGTCAGACTGTCTTTTACGCTCTTTTTCTTCTGGCGTTTCTTTATTTACATTTTGTGGAGGAGTTTGTTTCTTGGCTCTAAATAAATTGGAGAAGAAATTAGCCTCGTTCACTTCTAGCCATTCATAAAATGTTTTCATGCCCTATCTAGGCCTTATTATTGGTATATTTATTGTTCGCCGGCCCACTAACGGAGCGGAATCAAAAAAATCACACCGCAACCTTGGTGCGACTAGAGGACACGGCTTGCATCATTTGATTGGCCTTGTTGGTTAATATCCCATTCGCCAGCTTCTGAGCATATCCAGACCCCACGGAGCCATCCTTGATGGCTTGAAAAAGATTGCTCGCTATCTGGCCCTTCTCTTGCTCGGTAAGATAAGCCAAGCACGCATCCGATATTTCCACATAAGTATCAACCGTTCTCTGAATCAGAGAGGGATCGCGAGTTTGAGCCTTCTGGGAAGCCCTCTGGCTGGCCAACTGCATCGCTTGCTTGACGGCCCGGCTTTCTCTCCAAGCCCTCTTGAGATCACTTACGGCTCCTACGGCCGCCTTCGCAACCCCTCCAAGCCCAGGAACAAGGCTCATGCCACCCGTGACGGCCGCAACCCCGGCATCAGTCGCCATATCTCCCGCCGCCGCTTTAGCACGACCTGCCAAACTGGAGCCTACGCCTCCACCTATCGCCTTGGCTTCCAAAAATTCATAGAATGTTTTCATGCTCTATCTAGTCATTTTCATTGAGTATTTAGCCGCTCATGCTCGTGCGTCAGAGCCAGGCCCCATCCACGTAGGCCTCTTGTAACTGGGATCCCGCGACATCTGAAAGGACAACTCTTGCTCCATCGCATCTATTCCTTTCTGAGTGGGGACAAAACCGCCCGAAGCTCCGCGCTCCAAGAAACCCGCCCCCAAACACTTACGAAGATGACTCAAATGGGTCGGCTCTACACGATCAGATATCATACCAAGGCCCTTCTCCAAAGAATCAAACATAACCCAGATGTTAAGACTGGTGGGAGTCCCCTTCGGAGCACGAGCCTCATTCAATTCAAGCCATTCATAAAATGTTTTCATGCCCTATCTAGGCCAAAGCAATCTAAATCTGCTCCACCCTCAAGGGATCGGCGTTAGAGAAACCGAGGCTGACCGGATTCAAATTCAAAGCGTCCTGAAATCCGTCTTGATTCCAGTCGCAGTAAATGAGGATAAATCCAATGGTATCGTCCGGCGAATCGCCACCTACCGGAAGATCGGCCTGCGAGGTCAACTGCTTCACAAGCCGCCAAGTCACGACCCTGAGGCCACTCGCCAACTCCAAGTGAACGGTGATCCCGAGGTCCCGCAGACGAGTCCCGATGCCCAATGAATATCCGACGTTTCCCACGGGCTGGGCGACATTGGTGCTATCACACACGTCATTGTAAAAGTCGTAAAGATGGTCAATGTCCTCGAAAACTATCCTCTCATCCTCTTCGACTATGGGCGGGGAAGATTCCCTGAAGTCCTCCAAGACCGAATTCACGTCCGCAACCGGATAAAGCCAGATCGTGTCTAGGACAGTCTTCCATCCCGAGACGTAAGAAACCACGTCGTCATAGGACTCGCCGTCCCTTCTGCTTCCGATAACCTTGACGTTGCCCTGCTGGTCCCTCGTCATCACCATGTTGACAGTCCTCTGCAAAGACACGCCGTTCAAGACGCTGGTGTCCAAACCACCCTCGGTGGCAATGTTGGTAAGCACAGGAGTGAGATCAATCGGATATTCAATTGGATTTGTGTAGTTCATATAATTATGTATGAAATCACAAACCCTTTTCAGTGTGAAGTGAGTAAGGAATTTAGACCGGATTTTCTGGCGGTAAAATTACTTAAACAAACCCGCCAATCTTCGAAGTGCTGTATCAACCCTTAAAACATTAACTTGGTGATTGTCTTTGATGGATTTTTCTAAACTTTTTATTATCTCTCTATACATTAGCAAATTGTAAAAATCTTCTGATACCACCACTGTGTCGGGACTATTGAAATCAAAATTCCCAATCTTATATCTTGGCCCCATTCCTGAAAGATTTGCATCATGACCAAATAGTAGATTTTGGTCAGTCAAGTTCTTTTCCCAAACCAAATACTGCTTCCATTCTTTTGAAAAATGATTGTTAAGTTTATCTAAACATTTTTGTTTTGACAAATTTACTACATTTTTAACTTCTTCTATCTCTTTTTGATCATAACTAAAGTCTTGTTTAGACCCAGTTCTTCTACTCTGTCTCCATTGTTGAATTTTTGCTAGCAACTGATTTAAAATATCTCTGTTGTAATTTTCATAAATCTGAGTTGATGACACAGAGGCAATATATTCGGAACCCATCCACGCAGGCCTCTTGTAACTGGGATCCCGCGACATCTGAAAGGACAACTCTTGCTCCATCGCATCTATCCCTTTCTGAGTGGGGACAAAACCGCCCGAAGCTCCGCGCTCCAAGAAACCCGCCCCCAAACACTTCCGAAGATGACTCAAATGAGTCGGCTCCACACGATCAGATATCACCCCGCCACCCTTCTCCAGAGAATTAAACATGACCCAGACATTGAGACTGGTGGGAGTCCCCTTCGGAGCTCGAGCCTCGGCCAACATCGCCAGCATTTCATTAAATGTTTTCATGCCCTATCTAGGCCTTTTCTTGGCATATTTCTCGTTGGCCGAACCCATAAGAACTCATTTTAATTGACCTTGCCGCATAAAGTGAATTTAATTAATGTGACGGGATGAAAAGTGTTAAAAAAAGAAAAACCTTGGCTGACTTCCCCGAACTAGCCGCAGAATTACACCCAACAGACAATGGAGATCTGAAGCCAGAGGATGTCGGATTTGGGTCAAATAAAAAATTGATATGGCAATGCAAAAAAGTAAAAGAACACATATGGCCAGCAGAAGTGGGCAGTAGATCAAAAGGCCGTGGGTGTCCATATTGTGCTGGCCGAAAAGTTTCCATTGATAATTGTCTTGCAACCACTCACCCCGAACTTGCCGCGGAATTACATCCAACGGAAAATAAATATTTAACTGCGGAAAACATTACCGCTGGGTCGGGTGAAAATTTGATATGGCAATGCAAAAAAGTAAAAGAACACATATGGCCAGCAAAAGTGTCCAATAGAGTAAATGGTACTGGGTGCCCATATTGTGCTGGCCGAAAAGTTTGCATTGACAATTGTCTTGCAACCACCCACCCCGAACTGGCCGCAGAATTACACCCAACAGAGAATGGAGATTTAACTGCGGAAAAAGTCACTGCTGGATCGCATAAAATTGCGGTTTGGCAATGCCAAAAAGTAAAGGAACACATATGGCCCGCACCAGTGAACGAGAGATCAAAAGGCCGTGGGTGTCCATATTGTGCTGGCCGAAAAGTTTCCATTGATAATTGTCTTGCAACCACTCACCCCGAACTTGCCGCGGAATTACATCCAACGGAAAATAAAGATTTAACTGCGGAAAACATTACTGCTGGGTCAAATAAAAAATTAATATGGCAATGCAAAAAAGTGAAAGAACATAAATGGCCAGCAGAAGTGCGCGATAGATCAAAAAAAGGCAGTGGGTGTCCATATTGTGCAGAATCAAAAGGAGAAAATAAAATTTCAGAGTTGTTGAAAATTATGGGTCTGCCATTCAAAAGGCAAGCCAAATTCAAAAAATGTAAGAATAAAAATGTGCTTCCCTTTGATTTCATCGTCAAGCTACCGAACGGAAAAGGCTTCTTGATAGAATATCAAGGAATTCAACATTACGAGCCAATAAGAAGAAGCAGATCTTGGACAAAGAAAAAGACCATGGCTCACTTCAAGGCGATCCAAGAAAGAGACAAAATCAAATCAGAATGGGCCAAAAAAAATAAAATACCATTGCTCGTCATCCCATGCTGGGACCATGAAAAAATGCCAAAGTTGATTGAGGAGTTCGTGGAATTAATTAAACGGGACGAACCCAAATATACTTCTTCTTAAACGGAACCAAGATGTTGTAGTCGCCCGTATTCGCAGACTGATAGAGAGCCCCGCCCAACTCAACCACCGAAGGATCGCCCGGATTTCGTTCGTGTTGCCTGGCAAAGATTTCGTAAAGCCGATGCCAGTCAATGTCGTCGACCCTGCCCGCCAAGTCGGAGAGTCTAACCACCCGACCAGATCCTTTGAGTTCTTGAACCTTGGACATGACGCTATTCCACATGACGCCGCCCGGCTTAAGCCCCTGGAGAACGTCCTCGGGAGACTCGCCCCCGATTATCCTCTTGGCATACTCCTCAACCTTCCTGTCTGCGGCTGGACCCACGCCCTTCGCGATACTATTCATCGCATGTCTTATGTCGTCCGCCGCATCCTCGTTCAGCCACTCATGGAATGTCTTCATGCCCTATCTATGCCTTCTTCTCATACTTTTCCTTGGCAGTCACCCTCCTGCACTCCTTGCACTTGCTGGCATAACCGTCCGCCCGGCCCTTGTCCGTGCCGTATTCCGAGAATAGGAGAACTTGCTTGCACCCGAGGCACTCCTTCTTCCCCTCGGCCGCATGGGGATTGGCCTTCTTGAGATGAGGCTTGGGCCTGCTGCCCGCTATGTGCCCTCCCTCACGCTCACAGATGTACCGGCCGTTGCGGGCTATGTTCTTGTCGTAAGTCAATCTAAGAGCCTCGTGGGTCAATTGGCAGTACTCACAGAAGACCGAAACTTTGTCGGTGGCGATGTGGGTGTTGTAATATTTTTTGGCTTTGTTGCTGTCCATTTCTTTCCTGTGCTTCGCGTAATCAATCCCGGTTAGTTGCTGTCTGTATTCATCCGCCCAGTTCCTTATCTGGTGGTAAGGCATACCGAAGTTGGTCTCTGTATAGACTTCAAAGTCCCACCCGTTCTTTGCAGAGAACATCCTGCTGTCCGAAATCTGTTCCTTGAACTCATCGACCCTGTCCAAGGGCTTTACCTCTATGGCCTTCTTCCTTCCGTCCTTGAAGGTCACCAGACAGTCCAAACACCTACCACGGCCCTCCCAATTGAACCCGATCTGTGTCTCAAAGAAGTCCACGCTATCGTCTTTATCCAAAACCCAACACAGTCTCAATTCGTAGGACGAACCGAAGAAAATCCACTTGTCCATTTTGGCCGACTTGAACCAGCCTTGCCTCTTGGAATTTTCATATTTATTGACTGCGTGTCCTGCGGCGGCGATCTCGGACAGTTTCTTTTTGAGTTCTTTGCCCTTATCAGTCTCATAGAAGGCCTTCTTGGCCTCCGCCATCTTCTGGCAGGTTTCGGGAGAGCGTTTGTAAGAATTGGTTTCTGATATCTTTTTTCTACCCTCGTCGGTATAGCAGCAGGTTCTGCACTTGAAGACTCCGTGCTTCCCGATGTTCAAGGCCGCCGAGTCCTTGCGTAAGGTTTCCACCCCGTCGCACCCCGCCATGCCGCACTTGATTGTGATCCGATCTGTCGAAAGGAAGTCATAATAAGTCTCTTCCATCTCTTCCATGTTCATTTGCTCTTCTCCTTTTTATCTTTGAGCGTCTTTTTCATGGACTCCGATATCTTGTGCTTGGTCCCAGCGGACCGTTCGGGCATCTCCACGCCTTTGTTCCAACCGGCGGTCTGGCCGAACACGAGATTCCCCTCCCATACCTCTGGGTGATCCTTCATGAACTGGCTCTTCCTCTTAATGACCTCTTCGGTCTGGAGGGCCTTCACAGACTCGGACAGCTTAGCCCGCCACTCTGGGGTCTTCTCCTTGCCCTTCTGGCAGCAGCTCTTGCAGACCTTCAGGAATGGCTGCTCGCCGATCATCCAGGGCTTCTTGGCCTTCACAGACCTCTCTCCACCACACTCGGGGCATTTGATTTGGTGCATGGGTTTCCTCTTGCCCTAGCAGAGTACCATCTTTCCCGATTTCCCGAAACAGAATTTTGCTACCTCGCGAAACAGTCTTTTGGCAAAAAGTTATTTGCGGGGTAAACAAAAAACCCTCCGGTCTTGCGACCGGAGGGTTCTTGTGCGAAAATGCCTTGAAAACAAGGTTTATTTTCAGATGACGAAATTGGCGACGCTGAGGCGAGCGTAGAACTTTGCTCCCTCTCTCAGCAACTTCTTCCCATATCGAGTCAGGATTCCCTTGCGAGGACAGAACGACTCGGGATCGAGGACAACTGGGGTCTGGGTGAGTGGCACGTACGGGCAGTAGAAGTAACCACTGTCCATATAGCTGTCACCCTTGTAGCCCATGAGGATCTGTCCCGTCGGGAACAGCGGATCCTTGTAGAGTCTCCAACGGTTGTTCACGGTGCCGACATACTGGATGCCGAGCGACGATGTGAAGCCTTCCGAGGGGGCCGGAGCGAAACCAGCGGTGGCTGTCTCGAAGATCGAGGCAACTTCGGGGCTGGTGACGAGCCAGTTGCAGCCGCCGCGGAGCGTCTTGCGATGCACCACGTTGCTGACTTCGACGACCTTGACGTAGAGCGACTCATACTTTTCCTTGATGGTGTCACCAAGGGCAGTATTGAAGTCCCACGAGGCGACTGTGCCCGCGTTGTTGCGGAGGTCGCTGAGAACTTCACGGTCGATCTCAAGGTTGATCTCTTGCGCCAGAACGGCGGTGAGTTCAGCCTCGGCGTCGAGGTTGTGCTGGCTGCGGAGGTCCTGCTGGGCCTCGTAGCTCCACACGGCCTTCAACTTACGGGTCTTGGCAGCGATCTCTTCCGACTCAACGACGAGGTTGATTTCGGGGAGGTCCTGGTTGCATTCCATGTTGTACTCGTACGAGACGGTAACATGGTTGGCACCCGGGTCGCTGTTCCAAGTCAGGCCCATCTCGCCTGTGGTCAGGTTCAGCGTGGCGCTGGTGACCTTGGCCGAGGGTGAACCGATGTCGTGGAACGTGAACGAGCCGCTTTCCGAGACCACGAAGGTCTGGACGGCGACGTTACCGTCATAGACGGTGCCGGTCACGGTTCCGGCGAGAACCGGGGTGTGCTCAAGCGTCACGCTGGTGCTGGTGCCGCCGGCGTCTGTGGCACTCGTCTCGTTCTCAACGAACTGGTGCGAGTAGTAGACGCTCAGGTTGGCATCGCCGCTGGCGAGCTGCTGGAGCGAGTTGGCGTCGTCTGTGGGGAAGCCGCTCTTGACGGCTCCACGGACGCTGCCCTTGTTGCTGCCGTATCTAAAACGGAGGTAATAGACAAGGCCGGTCGGGCCGAGCAACGGCTGAACCGAGACCACCTTATTGGCGATCAGCTGGGGGTAAATTCTACGGACGAGCGGAATCGAGATCCTCTTGAACTGGGCTACGTCGCCCGAGTCTGTCGAGTTCTCGTTGATGAGACGCTGGTTTTCGAGGAGAACGGCAGTGCAAGAACGTGTGTACTTGTCGCTTATGTTCTCTAGCAAACCTGTTTGCGCCCAACGAGATTCCAGCTCCCTTGCTTCATTTAGAAACTTTGCATTTGCTTGCATGGTTATGATTCTCCTTGGTTTAACTAAAGATTCTAATTAGTCGTTGTTTTTCGTTCCGGCTAGGACCTGCATTTGACGAAGCAGGTCAGGATCGAGACTTTCGACCAATGTTGTGTCAACGTTTGGCTTCTTTTCTTCGGACTTATTGTCATTCCATTCGGCAACAAGCTCAGAGTCGTTGACGGCACGTCCTCTCCCCTGCACATTCTTTGCCTTTTCTACTCTTTCTTTCTTCTCAACCTTGGCTGATTCGGTGATGACCTTTTGGGTCTCTCTGACAGCTTCGTTGAGTTTTGTGTTCTCGGCGCTCAGTCTGATGTTTCTCGCCTCCAGGATCTTGACCTGGCTCTTGAGTTCTTCTGACTTGCGGGCGATCTCTTCAACCTTCACGTTGTTAACGCCGGCGAACTCTTCGTCCCCGATGTAGTTGGCAACGCATTCCACGACCTTGTCGAGGGTGGATTTGTGCTCCACCAGTCTCGGGTCATTCGTGATATCTTTGTGGGCCGACTCATAGATCTCGGCGCCCTTGTACTGAAGGAAGGCGTCGACCTTATCGACCATGTATTCCTTCATCTCTTGGAGTTTTGTGTTGAACTGCTCGTACATCTCGACCTCGAGGTTCTCGTTCTTGCCCTTTTCGGCGAGGAGCATCTGGTAGGCTTCTTCGTAGCCTTCCTCCATCGACGACTCGAACTCCTTCTGTTGGGTTTCGAGGCGGCCGCGGAGATCTTGGATGATCGCGTACGCTTCCTTGTAGCCTTGGATGGCGGTCTCCTCAGCTGTCTTCAGTTCGTCGGAAAGTTCTGCATAGGCTTCCTCGAGCTTGGAGTTGAATTCCAGCTCGCAAGCCTGCTTGGCACCTTCCAATTCGTTCTTGACTGCCTCGGTGACTTCCGCAACGGCGTCCTCGGGGAGCAGTTTGGTCAAAGCCTCTACAATTTTTTCCATTATTTGTTCCTCTCTTTAATTTCTCTGGCTTGTTTCTGGACAATCCCGCCGAAAGCAGCAAGAATGAGCTCTTTGCTCAGAGTATGTATGCTACTAGTTTCATTTTTTACACCAGAATGAACTTCTTGCTGGACTGTTTTCGGACTAACGCTCTCTTTGGAAACCACTTTTTCCTGGAAAGCTTGGCTGGTGCTCGGATCGGCAACTGCGTCAAAGGTTATGAGTTTGTAGCTCTCGCCGATGACTAGAATGCCGTTCTCGTTCACTTTGCCGTTACCAACTCCACGGCTGCTTATTCCCACTCTGACGCCATCATTGATGAGCGCCCTGAGGATTTTGCCGTGGGGTGTGTTCAGTATGACCCCTTCACCCATGAGGGTCTTTCCCTCCCACCAGAGTTTGGTGATCTTGTGGGATGCGTTCGTAAAGTGGACTATGCTGTCCGTCGGATGGTCTAATTCGCCGATGAGGCCTCCGCTGGACATGGTTTCCATCAAGCTCTTGACATTGTCGTCAAGTACACCGAACGGGTAGGTCCTTTTATTCTTATTGACGGCGTCGGCCTCCTGGAACTTACCTCTGAACTTGACAACGCTTCCACCGGTTCCGGCGGACTCATGCAAGTCCATTTCGTTCAGGACGGCGCAGTTTCCGCCTCCGAGAATTAGTCTGTTCTCGTATACGGTGCCCGGCGTCAAATCGTGTTCTAGCAACAGATTCATGGTTCCCTCCTAGTGTTACTCTTTGACCGACTTGGGCGTTACGCTGGCCTTGGAATAAGGATTCTGGAGGTTCGGCCACGTATCGGCGTCGCCCCAGTGGGCGAGCTGACCGGAGTCGGAGTCCACGCTCTTCTCATTCGCAATCTTGTATTCCCCAGCCTTGGGCACGTACGGGTTATCCAGTTCTGGATAGACTCCCTCGCCGCCCAAGTTGCTCCAGCCGTCGTTCTCTAGTTCGCTGGCGTCGCTCGCGGTGCCTTGCATCTCGGCGGGCGACTGGCTCGTCTTGCCCTTCTTAGCCAAATCGGGATGCTGGCCGTCGGCCGACACCACCGGATCACTGACCTTCCACTCTTCGGGCATCGTGCTTTCCACGATGTCGTACAGGGTTTCGGCAGCCTCGCCGAGCACGTCGGCGGACAGTTCGGCCTCGCCCTTGATTATCGGGAGGAGGCTGTCCAACTGAGCGGCGGCCTCTTCGGCGACGATCTCGTTGTTCTCTTCCTTGGCGAGCTGGTGAACTTGTCTTAGGGCCTCGTAAACATCGACGAAGGCTTGCATCTCGAGTGTCTTGGACTCGTCGAGTTTCTTGTAGAAGGACTCGGCGATTGCCTTGAACTCGGCGTACTTGTCAGCGGCTTCTTCATTGATCCTAGAGCCCGCCAACTTGACGATCTTCGCGACACGGTCCACAAAGTTTTCGTGGATTGTTCTGAGGATTCCCTCGGCCAAGAATCGGCAAGTCTCGTCGTCATAGTTACTGGCCGAAGCAGCCTCAAGGCAAAGTCTGATCTGGTTAGCCAGTTCGCCTTCGGTCAAGTACACGCAGTCGGCGTACTTGGTGGAGATGCTCTCCAGCAACTCCTCAAATGCCTTGTTGTCGGAAAGAGCGTTGGCTCTCTTCAGTTCGACAACGTCTTTTACGAACTCGTTGTTTTCATTTATTTTCTTGCCGTTGCCTCTCTTGACGACGACATTGGTGTTCATGGTATCCCAGTTGAACTTGAGGAGCTTGGCCTCGTTTCTGAGCCTCATGGTCGGAACTCTGACGCTCACGACCTCGTTGTCCTTCCTCAAGACGCTGCACTGATTGACAACTGGACCGTTCTGTGTGAGGTCAAGATATCCGAGCACGTTCTCGGCGATCATGTTCCACTCTTTCATCATCTTCTTTCCGATTGCTCTGTTGAGTCTGGCTCTCACGTTCGCCCTGGCTCTCTTGATGCCGCTCGGGGTCTTCCTCATGCTTATTTTTTTGCCTTTCGTTCTTTTATTGGTGACGTTGGAAGGCTCGTGATGCTTCGCCACGTTGTTCCATCTCACTACCTTGCACTGCTTGCCCTTTCGGCAAACCACTCTTTTTTCTTTTGCTTCTGTGAATATTCTCTTAGTTCTGGGGAGGTCCATCCACTCGGCGAACATCTCATCGGCCTTGGCGGTGTCGCTCTCGATGAGCGAATCGATCATGTTTGATATGATTTCCTTCGCGCCGGCCGTCTCGGACTCCTCGTTGATCACGAGTTGTTCCACGTTGTCAAACTGCACGTGGCCGTTCTTTATTTCGTAGTTAGCGTGGACGAACTCGCCGTCCAGCGACTCAAACAGTACCTCGTCGGGGCCGAAGGAGTTCAGGGAAAGTCCCTCCATCTCCAAGGTAACGGCCAAAAGGTTGGATGCCGCCTCCAATTCCTTCTGGGCGCTCGACAGCGATTCCGTCTTTATTTTGTTGAATGCATCGTAATCGATGAGTTTTCTTTTCATGTCAATATACTCCTAGTCTTTTTCGGCCCTAAAAACCGTGGTTGCACATAGTTCTATATAGTCAGGCAAGCCTTTTTTTTCGACGGATTGGCTCCGGACTCAATGTCATCTGTATAGTATGCTTGTTAACTCAAAAATCCCGAGAGGACTTGAATTTTTTAATAGCAAGGATTATGATAGTGTTATGAACGACCTCAAATCCAACCCGTATAGTAAAAAATCCCACTCTGGTGATTACGGCACCTACCTCAATCTTTTCTACAACTATGTGGATCGTCATTCCGAGCAACCATCGGTCTACGAATACCAGTCGCCCATAAAGATTTCCACCTTTGATAACCTCGAGAAAATCGGGGCAAAAAGGACATTTTTGTGCGAGGTGGAGGGGCGATTGTCTGGTAAGAACCTAGTCAGCAGCACTGAGGTTTGCTACGAATATGAGGACTCCATGGTGTTGCTGTACCGGAAGGAGAGTCTACTCAGAAGGATGGACTATCTTCATCCCGAAGATGACGAGAGTGAAGAGGAAAAAGATTTTGCCAATTACAAGGGAAGGATACTCTACAGATCGCCTGAAACCTTGGCCAAGGTCAAAGAATGTTTCGACATCGAACCCGATACGAATAAGCACAGCAATGTTTATCTCCTTTGTACGATGGAGGGTATGCTTGCTTTACAAAGATTCGACGTGAAACTTCCTCAAGCCATGGACGTGGAGTTGAATTATGGGAGCGGGTCTTCTGAGAAGCTTGGGAAGATCGTGGAGTTGTTGGGCAAGAACAAGAACGGCTTAGTTCTTTTTTCGGGAGATCCAGGCACGGGAAAGAGCACCTTCATCAAGCATTTAACGACCAAGACGGACAGGAAGGTTATATATTTGTCCTCGTCTGCGGCTGAGCAGTTAACGAATCCCGACTTCCTCACCTTCATGATGGGACACAGAAATTCCATACTTTTGCTAGAGGATGCCGAGAAGGTGATCCGAAGCAGAAGTTCAAGCGACAACGGTGCTGTCAGCAACATTTTAAACATTACCGACGGCATATTGGGAGACTGTCTCAACATTACGATCATCGCCACCTTCAACATAGAGCGTGAAAACATAGATTCCGCCCTAGTCCGTAAGGGCAGATTGATTTTCGAGCACTGTTTCAAGGCTCTTCCGGCAGAGGATGCGAACAGGGTCTTGGAATCCATCGGCTCCGAAAGGAGGACGGACTCACCCATGACCTTGGCTGAGATATACAACGACGAAGACAACTTCCACGAGAAGGAAGAGGAGCCGAGGAAGGTGGGTTTTTAGAAGTTCGTTATGGGTTTCGCGTGCATGCCGGCACCCGACACCAGTACTGGTTGTCCTTTGGAATTCATCTGGATCAGTTTGGGCATGATCGTTGGGTTCTTTCTGTATA